TCGCCTAAAAGGTCATTGCTGTTAAAATGGCGGCGTAGGTGTATAATGTCCGCATAAGGCAATATAACGGTATTGCCGCCGGATAAACGGAAACGGCAATAAAACGCGCCGCTGTTGTCGCTCATAAAGTCCATGCTTCCGGCGCGTATAGGGTATATGGCTGTAATGTCCCCGCGCCCGTCTTTATCAAGATAAGCAAAGGCGTTGTTATATAGATAATAATGCGTGACAAACCTATAAAGCATGTCAAACGCGCTCATATATGGGTTAGGTTGTACTTGTAACAGGCGGTTAATTTTTTCGTCCGCGCTTTGGCGTATGCCGCCGGATTTTATGACATGGGAGGCTTTCAGCTTGGCGGCGTTCCGTGCGATAGCGTCAACGGCTCCCCGGTATAAATCCGAATCATACGCGCCGCCGCCCCATGCGGTGAATTGTGCGGCTCCGGCCTCGACAATTCCGGCGCGGGTAAGGCTTTGTATGTCTTTCTTTTTGAATATGCGCGTGAATATATTCAATGTCCCGCCCCTTTCCGTAAAATTGCCCTATCTATTCAGTGTATGAGGGGTTGGCGGGTATGGTGCATATCCACTGTGGATATGGCAAAATCGGCGGTCAAATCACCCCTCCCCCCCTTATGTGTGCGCGTGCGCGTTGAAAAAGTTTATATTTGACTACCACCGAACACCACTCAGCAAATTAGAAAAAACAAATATAATTGTTTTTTATATTTTCATCATGGGCAAATTGTAGTATTATTGAAAATGTAAAATTTTTTTGAAAGTTGGGAAATTATGTTGACCTTAAACAAAAGCGACTATAAATACGTTTTACCTTTATTCGCTGATGTAACAAATTCCAAACCTGTTATTTTTAGTGTTATCGAAAATAACACAGATGGAACAATATCCATTGATGAAAAAAATAAAACAATATTTGTTGATGATAATATCAATCCACAAATTGCCCTTGTAATTTTGCATGATATTTTTTTCTTAAAAGGTGAAACGAACAAAGCGTTTTGTGAATCTATATACAACATGATTATTAATAAAATTTTACCATCAATGGAGGAAGAATATTTTGACCTTTATTGCCTATCCGACAATTTACGGGCTGATGTAGAAGAAATTTTCGCTCCAATAATACATGATAGGCTTGTTCGGAAAACATTTACATTCGATTATGAAGCGTTTAAGCAACACAAAAATTGGCGTGAACAAATTCCAGAAGGTTATGAGATAAATATATCTACAGAACGCTTTGGCGTGGAATTAAATCGGCAGGGTGACGTAATTAGCGATTGTGCGGCTGTTTTTGTAGGCGGCGGCCAAGCGGAAATTGCTGTTGGAACAAATGAAAATCACAGAAAAAAGGGATATGCAACCCTTACATGTGCCGCTTTTATTGAAATTTGCCTTTCCCGTGGATGTTTACCCAATTGGACTTGTTGGGATTATAGAGAAGGCTCGATTGCATTAGCTAAAAAATTAGGATTTAAGGAGTTATCAAATGATATTGTTTACCTATTAAAAAAGTAATACTTCTCACCATAAAAAAACTGGAACGATTTACCTATCGCTCCAGCGGTTGTACCGTCTTTGTGGCTCCATGCGCTCTATAATTGATATACCTATCCAGTATGTCCCTTTGTTGTTTACATAGCGGTCAAAACCTTGCCGCTCTAATTCCGCAACAAAATCAGTTTTATTTCTGATATACTCCCCGCTGTTTTGCGCCCATGCCCTGTATGCTGTGTACAGTTCGCCAGCCCTGCATTGTGATGTGTCTGATACCTCGCAACAATCGTCTAAAAATTCTCTTGTCCAGTTACTTTTTTCCTTGTAGGCCGCTGTTGTTTTCTTTACGGCCTCCGGCGGCGTGATGGTATGCCCTGCCTTACAAAATTTTACGGCTCCGGCTATAATCCAGCTTAAAACGGCCTCGCCGCAACGCTCATATAATTGCTCTGCGTAATTCTTAACCTCAATTTGCATATCAATGTTTGCTTTGAAATGGTATGCAAGTATGCGCCTCCATGTACCGCTGTCCGTGCTTCCAACTCTTGGCAAATGGTTTGTGAATAATATTAGGCTGTGCGTAGGTATGAAGTCCTCCGGCTGTTTGTATTTCTTTTCGGCGGTTAGGTTGTCGGTAGATGATAACTGTTTTAATGCTTTTGTAGATAACCGTGTACCCTCGTCCAGTTCGGCGGCAATAACAAGCCGTTTCCCCTTTAGTTCCGCATAATCCGCGCCTTTGTTTTGCTTTTGCGTAGTCAAAACCTCCGGCGCGATACTTCCGGCATATGTCCCTAAAACGGTACGGATTGTATTAAAAAAGGTTGATTTCCCGTTGTTTCCGTCACCGTAGGCAATGACAAGGTTTTCCATGTAGACGCGCCCAACGGCGGCCATACCTGCTATCTGTTGTAAAAAGTTTATTAAAGAATCATCCCCGCAGGTTATTGTTTTTAGAAATTCCTGCCATTCGTCCGCGCCTTTATCGCCGGGGGGACATTTCGTTATTTTTGTACATAATTTAACCGGGTCATGCGGTTTAATGGCTCCCGTCCGCAAGTCCACCATTCCGGCGGGAGTGTTCAATACATGAGGGTCGCTGTCTAAATCTTCCAGCAGTACAGCCATTTTACTTTTGGCAAGGTCAAGAATATTATCAACATGCGGCTGGTTCCGGCTGGTTAGAACATGCCGAAAATACGCTTTTGCGGCGGCGGTTTCGTCTTTGTCTTTGCTTCCAAGTGCCTTTCTTAACGCTTGCCGCGCCTCTGTAAGCATTAAGGCAGTCAATTCGATAGCAAGCCGCAAGGCTCCCAAGTCGGTTTCATCCCAATTTTTACCGTTCCATACAAGCCAGCCCATAGATTTCAAGAATACGGCTTTGTTTTTGTAAATGCGTACAAATATATCAGCGTTCCCGGTGTCTGTATAATCATCCGGCTTTACTTTTTCGGGATTATTGCCGGGTTCCCGGCCAGCCGTATTTTTGCGCCCTGCCATAAATTCCCGGTCATGCAGTACGGCGGTTGCGCCCATCTTGTCGGCGGCCTCTTTTGCCGTGCGCTCTAAATAGTCTGCCCGTTCTAATTTTGCCCGGTGTGCCTCGTCTTTTCCGGCGGCGTAGGGGGAACGCATAAAGGCGGCTATCATGGCGGGTATGTCACGGTTGCACCAATAGGCCAGCTTATTCATAAGCGACATATCGTTTGCGCTTTCGTCCTCTTTTGGCCGCTGGCCGTCCCATATTGCCCGGAATTTTCTATCTTTTTCCAATCCTATTGTTAAATAATCCTTGCCGCCTATTTCCGGCGGGGGAGGCTTTGGCGGCTCCGGCTTTGGTGTGACGGCGGGAAAATATTTGTTATATATGCGGTCAATTTCGCTTTGACGGTTGGCAATGGGGACGGCTTTGTATACGTTCCCGGTCATGGCAAAGTAACGCCGCGCCTTGTATAGTTCTATACCCTCATTTTCCTCTGATAACTTCTTTTTGCGTCCGTCAACGGGAATATCTGCTTTTACGAAAATGTGTAGCCCTTTGCCGCTTATGCTGTATTCCGTGTAGCTATCCAGCAGTTCCACAATTTTTGTAGCCCATTCTTTGACTTGTCCGTTATCGTCAACGGCTTTGTCCAAGTCAACGCCGATTATGCCGTTATTGTGAAACTCAAAACCTAAACCGTCATACAGGCCGGATTGCAAGGCTTCCAGCGCGGCGGCGTAGGTGTCCCATGTTGACGGCTCCCCGCTTTTTGCTTTTTCGCCCGTGCGCGGCTGGTAGGGGATTTTTGCTTTGTGCGTTACCCATTGCGGCAAGTCCCGCAATTCTGCGGGGATGTTGTTGTATATGCTGTCCATTGAAAACCCCCGGAATAATGATGGTTATATCTTATTCCGGGGGAGGGAAAACGTGAGAAGTAACGTAAAGTTATGACATGAAAATATTATTTTTCGTCATTGTACCATATTTTAATAAAATTATCGACATAACCGGGTAATATACTATTCACTTTTTGTTCGATTTCATTTACTTTTATTACTCCACTTTCAAATAAACCATAAATCCATGAATTTATATCATCCGGGATTTTTATTTCTTTGAAAAGAAGTTCGGCAAATATTATTATTGCTATAGGCATACAACTTTCATAGTAAAAAAAGAGGCTTTCAAATGCTTCTTTTTTTGTTATTATACCGTTTTTAAATGATATATAGTGTTCAAGGGCAACAACAAATTCTTCTTCATCGCTGGGTGAACCTTTATTTACGAATAATACATGATTTGTTTTTTTCAATAAATCGTCATTTTTATACATATTTTTATAAATGCTTCTTGATTTTTCATTTGAAACACCATGTATTAACTCGTGAGCAAACATCCGTAAAACACTTTTTATATTATAATCAATATTTCCACCGTGATTTGTAAGGTAGCTTGTTGGTGATAAATTAAAACTGACAGGCCAGCTAAAATATGTTAAATAAATATTTATATCGTTTATTTCTTTATCGGGTTTTAAATTTTGAATATCTGATAATACCCCCGAAACGGTGTTATCTTTTAGCACCGAATTAAATCCGTCACATTGTTTGCTTAAAAATGGTAAACAATGTATTTCCCATAATTTAGTAAAATCCATAGCAACTAATATATCAATGCCTTTCAATATTTCTTTTTCGTAGTCCTTGCCTTTAATACAATTTGGATACGATTCCGCAAATTCATTTAAACCCATTTTTTCAATTTCATCAAAAGAATAATGTTCAATAAAATAATTGAAATAACAATTACTTGCGGCAATTTCTATTTCCGCGAAATATTTTTCTAATTGTTCTTTTACATAGGGGATGTCATTTCGGAAACCGTCACGGTTTGCTTTAAACAATGTTATTGCCGCTAAAGCGTCAAATGCAAAGCATGGCTTGCAATTTATTTTAATCATAAAAAGCTCCTTTGATTTTTTCAACGTAATGAATCCATAAACCAGTATACCATAATTCTACAAAAAATAAAGAAAAAAACGCCGGAATCAAAAAGGCGTTCGCCCATCTGCTCCGGCGTGTCTGTATAATTCATGTTACATACAATTAAAGTCCACAGCCTCTATCTTGATTTTCCCCCGGTATACCCCCTCGGTACGCTCGTTAAAAATGACAATCCTTTTGACAAATTTGATAAGGAATTGCCGTTTTTCAACATCATTCAGTAAATCCCAATTTTCCCGGAAGCTGGTAATAATTTGGTCGTGCGTAACCGTGACGGCTCCCTCATCAGCGGAGGTGTCAATCTTTGATAATTCCGATTGAATTATTTCCCGGTCTGCGTCAAGCTGGGTTTTCATCTTGCGATAATTGTCAAAATCAATATTGCCGTCAAGATAAAAACTCATAACCTCTTTTTCCTTGCCGTCTATGTGCCGCAATTTATCCCGGTAGGCTTTTATTTGCGCCTCGGTTTCCCGTTTGATATTTTCCCGTTTTTCCAGTTCGATTGTATCACCAACGGTAAAATCGTTGTATTCCGAAAACATAAAATCCCGGAACGCCGCTTCTACGTTTTTATGTGTCATGTTCGGCGCGTCACATGCTTTCATGGTACGGTGGCCGCATGTATAGGAATATGTTTCGTGTTTTTTTCCCTTGTACATTCGGTATGAATAATGCGGCGTTATTTTGGTTCCGCATTTCGCGCATGTCAAAAGGCCAGCATAATAATTCCGTTCAAGCGGTCTTTTTGTTTTTGTCGTTTTCGGGATTTTTGAAATAATGTTTTGCGCCTCGTTATACAGTTCATCCGCTATAATGGCCTTATGCAGTCCATCCGCTTCAAAACTGCGAATAGGTTCATTAAAACAATAACGTACCCGGCCAACATAATTGCAGTTTGTCAAAATCGCTTTTATTTTGGCGGCGTTCCATACGGATTTACTTTTTGACGGCACTTTCCGCAAGTTTAACCGCTTTGCTATGCCCGAAAACGATAACCCTTGATTGACGAACATATCAAATACTTCCCGCACTATGACGGCCTCGGCCTCGTTTACCGTTTGTATGTTTTGCCCTTTGTCGCGGTCATAGCCGTAACTTACCCATTGTTTGGCGGTAGTGTAGCCCTCCCGCGCTTTGCGTTCGCACCCTATCCGCACACGTTCCGCAATGTTTTCGCGTTCAAATTCCGCAAAAATCCCTATAATTTTAATGAACATGCGCCCGGAAGCCGTGGAAGTATCAAGGCTTTCCATCAGCGAATTAAAAGCGCAATCATGTTGTTTAAATATGTCGATAAGTGAAACTAAATCCGCAACGGAACGGGTCAGGCGGTCAAGTTTGAATACAAGCACGTTTTTAACGTGTCCCGCCCTTATGTCCGTAATCATACGGTTAATGGCTGGCCGTTCAGTTATGTTCTTTCCAGAAATTCCCTCGTCAATATAAATGTTATATATTGACCAGTCCTTTACATTCGTAAACTCTTTTAATTTTTGCTCTTGCGCCCGGATAGAAAACCCCTCGCGCATTTGTTCGTCGGTCGAAACCCGGCAATAAATGGCTGTTTCCATAATAA